AGATTAAAAAAATAGTATATAGGCAAAGCCATATATATGAAATGGTTAAAGATGTTATACCTAAAGAAATGTTTGAGAAGCCTAAGATGATCAGACAGTCACAAAAACATATTCAAAAAAATATGTTAAAGGTTGTTATTACAGAAGGCAAAGCATATTGGACAGTAGACAATGTTTTTTATACTGCTAATGCCATAAATGGCAGGGTGGATGAAAGCACTATTGAGCCATTAGACATACATAATATGTCAAAGAAAGAATTGACTAAGATGATGGACATTTTAGATGATTTAAGAAAAGGGATGCAATAAAATGATTGTGGCAGTACAGGGGACATCTGAGTTTAACGACTACAATATATTTCTTCGTGCCATGAGTGTTGCTTTGTCTGGAATGAAACAGGATGATAAAGAGTTTATTATTTATTCTGTAGGCCCAGCAAAAATTAATAATTTTGTTTCAGAGTTTTCTAATTTATCTGAGCGTGGTATGAAGGCTAGAGGAAAAAAAATTAAGTTTTATAATACAGCACCTTCGTGGCTTGATACAAATATGGATCAGATAAACTATTTTGCTTTTTTAAGTAAGCCAAATGAATCAAAATCTAGGTTGGTTTCTAGTGCTGAATCAAAAAATATTGAAGTGGGGATTTTTAGGTACTAATATGCCAGAACTTAATGCAAACATTCCGCCTATTGAGTGTTACGTTAGAGGAAACTTTTTACGTAATCAAGAAGATAGCCATGATAAGTATTTTCCTTGTGTAATATTTGGAGTTTCAACTATTCAAAATAGAAGCCCACTGTTTCATTTTTTAATGGAAGATGGTGGCATTTGGTGGAGAATGCCAATCAATGCCTTTTGTACAAAGCCAGGGGTTCCTGAAGAAGATATTCACAACTTAGTTTTATGGAATTCTTTTAGTCCATATGTTTCAGTAACAAAATTTGCTAATCTTGCAAATATGAAAATGTCATACATTGATCGCACCAAAACAAAGATTAATGGAAAGTATTTGTTTACTTTAGATTGGCATAATCCTGAGTCTAACATTCTTGATCATGGATATTCAGAAAGTCCTGGACAACACAAGTGTGGTCATGTTATTGTAAGAGATGATGGAAATTTTGCAGTACAGCCTAACAATAGAGTGTTATTGTTTGAGCCTTCCTTCACAACTAAATATGGAAAAATGGTAATTGATAGATTAATCAATGAGCGTCAGTGGGACGTTGAAGATAGTCCAAAGTGGACTTTAGAAGATAGCAATAGATATCACTATGATATCGGACTAGGGGAGCAAAAATGATTATTAGAAGTTTAAATACAATGGATAAAATTGTAAACAAAAACAATAATCTTATTTGGGATGGCTGGGATGTTGTTGATTTAAAAGAATCAGACATGGCAAAAACATCTGTAAACGGAATTAGAATAAAAGACAAGTGGTACTTACATAAAATATACAAGCCAGGTCGTAATGGTTGGGATATTCCAAATAAGTATAGGGAGTAACCTTGAAGCAGCATTTATGGAAAGATGAGGCTGCTTGTTTAGGTCTTGAAACAAATTTATACTTTGATAAGTATGAGGATGAAGAAGGAATTAGACAAAATGTTGATGCACTTTGTAGACAGTGCCCCGTTAAAAAAACATGTTTTGCTAATGGAGTATCTGGAAAAGAGTGGGGAGTTTGGGGAGGTGTTTACCTTGAAACTGGAGAAATTTCAAGAGAGTTTAATAAACATAAATCTAAACAAGACTGGTCAAACACTTGGCAGTCTCTAACAATGGAATGATATGTATACAAACGAGATGCGTAGAGCAGTTCATTCAATACAAGTACCTAAAAACTTTAGCGTTGACATAATAGATAATGATCATTTTTTAACTATTAAGTTAGATGAATATAAGTTTTTAAATATGGTACATGATGAAAAAATAGCAGCACTACAATATGTAGTAAAGTTAAAAAATGCATTAGAAAGTAATGGAGCAGTAGTATTAGTAACCAGAGAGGCAATAAAATGAAAAAAGGAATAGTAGTCTTGATCGTGGCTGGAATATCTATGCTTGTTGCAATTAGTTTATTTTTTGCCTCAAACCTTAGCAAACTGGCTGATTTAGACGTATTTGACATTGAAGATGACGACTTTTAATATAGAGATTGGTATAGTACAATAGATAGTATGGAAACTATGTTCTTAGTATTTTTAGGTACCCTGGCTTTGTCCTTTGGAATAGCCTATATCTCTATATTTTCTAAACTTAAAAAAACACAATTTTTGTTGGCAGAGTTATATCTAAAAAACTCTGCTCTTGAAGAGTTATTTTTAAAAACTAAAATAAGCGATATTGATTCTGGAGAAGACATACATAAAGAAAACTTCATAAAGTTTTTATCTGATTCAAGAGACTGGGCATTTGAATATATAGAGACATCACAAAAGGTAATAAAAGAAGTTTCTAAAGAATTAAGCAATAAAGGATTAAATAACTATTCAGAAAAACTTATGGCATTGCTTCCAGATGCAGAGATTAAAGGTTAAACAATGAAAGAGATATTTTTTTCTATACTAACAGGTTTTGGGTGCGGTGTCGTGTTCGCAGCATTCAAATTGCCAGTTCCAGCACCACCAGTTTTTGCGGGAGTCGCAGGAATTATTGGTCTATGGATTGGCTTTACAACGATAACACGAATTATATCCTAGGAGGAATAATGAATAATATACTAAACGATAAAACAAAGGCAATGCTTGCATCATATGGACGATCTGTTCTTGGATCAGTTATTGCACTTTACATGGCTGGCGTAACAGATCCTAAAGATCTTTGGGCTGCATTAGTTGCTGCCCTTGCACCAGTTGCATTGAGAGCACTCAATCCTAATGACAAGGCTTTTGGCGTACTGCCAGACACAGGAGCAATTTCAGATGCTCTTAGTAAGATTGTGCCTGTTAAGAGTGCACCAAAAAAGAAAAAGGCTGCTGCTAAAAAGAAGTAGTTAGTTAATTAGGAAGGGCGAATTTACTAAAAATAAGTTCGCCTTTCTTAATTTTTATAATGAGGAAATATGGACTTTGTATATATATGTAAAGATGGAATCAATGAGGAACTAAGATATTCAATTAGATCTGTAGTTGAAAGTTTTCCAGACTCAAATATTTGGGTTGTTGGTGGCAAACCAGACTGGTATGTTGGAAACTATATAAAAGTTGATCAAAAATTAACAAAATACAAAAATGCATTTTATAATTTAAAAAGCATTACAGAGTCAAACGAAATATCAGAATCATTTGTTTTAATGAATGATGATTTTTACATCATAAAAAAGATAGACAGTATAGATAATTATCACGGTGGCTCACTTTTAGAGAAAATAAATCTATATCAAAAGATAAACTCAAACTCTGGATATACAAGAAAACTTTTGGCAACATATAAAAAAGTTATTTCTTTAGGGATTGAGCATGCTTTAGATTATGAACTTCACGTTCCAATGATAATGGAAAAAGAAAAATTAAAAGAAGTATTGAAGAACCAAGATCAATTTTTATGGAGATCTGTCTATGGAAATTTATTTAATATTGGTGGAAAAGAAATGCAAGATGTTAAAGTTTATACAAAAGGTCCTTTAGTTTTAAAGTCCTATAACTTAAATAAAGAAGAGCACATATATCTTTCCAGTGCAGATACATCATTTGATTTAATCTTAGATAGTATACTTAGAAAACAATTTACAACAAAAACTAAATATGAGAAATAACTTCTAGATACTTATCAAGTAAATTATCTGGACTAAAATTATCAATACCTATCTGATAGGCTTTTTCTTTATACTCATTCTTATTTTTGTTATTTACATATTCATCAATTTGATTTGCTAATTTTTCTTTATTTGCTTCAAACAATTCAATTCTAACTTTTGTTCTAAACAAACTAATCAATGATGATTCAACCAACCACTCTTTTGGTAAAATATGATTATTAGGTGGTATGTCAGTCATGAAAACTGGCAGGGCACTCATAAGAGCCTCATTCATAGGCAAACAAAGACCTGCATAACGTCTAGGAAGCACCATAGCATCAAACCCACTATACATATCTTCTCTGTTGTCAGGATTGCCTATCTCAATTGTAAGCCTTGAATCCTTTATGTCTGTCTCTATTTCGCTCTGGCTTCTTATAACTAATTCATAGTCTGCCTTAGAATATTTAAGCATTTGAAGTACAGTATCTGTCCCATTTCTATCCTTTGCTGCTTTCTTACCAGCAATGTGGAGTATTCTCTTATGGTCTTTAGACATATTTATTTCTTTAGCCCCTGAAAAAATTGATGGATTTGTTGGTGGCGGTAAATGCATTACTGTTGATTGCTTACCAAAAAGTTTTTTAACATGATCAATATGCCAAACGCTTGGAGATAAAAGGATGTTTGGGAGTGGAAGGTTTGGCGCTGCAAGATTACCAAATAGTTCATAGTTATACTGAAGGATAGTTTTTACACCACGTCTTTGTGCATATTTTACAAAGTTTTGATCGTAAAATGTTTCACAACTAATAACAACATCAACTTGATTAAGAAATAGTTTAATTTGTTGAAGGCTTGGAAATCCAGTTGACCTAATGCAATTATAATCTTTATACCATTCTGGATGTTGTTTATTTTTATTAAATGGAGTTGAGTCAATTAACAATATGCTGCTTGGATTTAGCATATCAACAAGTTCTTTAGTTTGGTTTCCAAGACCAGTGTTATCTGATCTGGCTATAATTCCTACTCTCATTGTTTTTTAAACCAAACATCATCATCTGAAGTAAACTTTCTTCCACCTTCACGACCATCTAAATGATAAGACCTTT